GTAAGGTCTTCAAGATTTTTCTTAAATTTATTTTTAGCAATTCGACGAGCCTCAACAGAATAATCGGCTTGCTTTCTTTTAAAGTCAGTTTCTTTTTGAGTGAAATCAGTTATTTGTTTATTAATTTCACGCATTTCAGTTACAAGTTTATCAGGCGTAATTTGCCCATTCATTTGCAACTGCATCAAATTATCAATTGCACCTTGAAACATTGGTGGTGCAGTCTTTCTAAATGTTTCCAAATCAACTTCAGAAACAGAGACTTCAGCAATTTGTTTTCTTACCTGCTCAAGTCGTTTTTCCTGAGTAGCAAATGCTTTCTCAACCAAAGGATTATTAGCCAATCTAGGATCACTTAGTCGATCCATTTCTGCACGAATATTGTCAGCTTTTGCATTTAATGCTGGGAGCTTGCTTGATGGCCTTTGACCAGCAGCAGTAACAACAGGCAATACTTTTTCACCTGTTTGAGCGTCAACTTGAACTGGAGCTTCTGGATACTTATATTTGTCACCAGCAGCAATATTGGGAATACCAAAAATAGTTTCCCCCGCCTGAGTAACAACAATTCCGGGCTTAGGTTCTTGAGTAGCCTGAGCTGGCTGCTCTTGAGTTGCTTGTGCTTGTTGCTGCTGAACTACAGGCTGAGAAACAGGTTGAGAAACAGGACTCGGAGAAATTTCAAGACGATTTGCTTTTTCCATCAAAGCATCAGCATAAGGCTTAAAGTTAGGCCCAAGCAGCAAATAAGCCTTATTAGCCTGTTCTCTCAATGAATCAGGTGTTTCTGGGCCTTGCTGGCCTCCTTGACTACTTAAGCCGGAAATTCTTTGACGTAAAGCCACTTCTTCAGCAAACTTGCCGGGGTCAATGTCAGCCAATGGAGCCAGATCAGGATACTGAACCTTAGCTTGTGCAATGCTTCTCAACTTATTAGCAGCTTGAGCTTGTGCCAACTGAGTCTGGGCAATTTGTTGCTGCGTTACATAGTTCTTAATTCCCTGATCGTAAGCGCCACCAGCAGCACCAAAGCCGCCAGCCAATGCACCTAAGACATTCTCAGCAGCAGAGCGTCTAGGGCCAGTACGACTCATACCCTGAGCCAGCGCCAGACCTGCACCTAGCAAGCCCTGAACATTAGCCCGGTTCTGCAAGTTCTGAGTTTCTTCAGCACCAAGCAAGCCCGGCAGATAACTAGGAGCCGCTTGACCGAAGATATTAGGAATGTAATCTGTAATTGCCATATATCACCCTAAGAGGGAAATCGGTTGCGGTCTAAGTACAGTGCCTTGCTGTGGGTTTAGCAGACTCATGTAGTCACCGCCTTGAATCTGACCACGGTTAACCTGACCAGCAGGAGCAAATTGCGCTTCAGGCTGTTGCATCATCTGTTGGGCAGACTGCATACCCATTTGAGTAAGAACTGGGTTTTGCTGAGTAAATTGACCAGCACTTTTAAGCCCACCTAATGCAGTATCCATAAAGCTAGTTTGAGCTAATGACGATGGAATCATGCCGGTACTAGGGCCAGACAAAGAAGATACGGTTGTGCCAATATTTGTTGGGTTAGCAAAAATGGTTGACATTGCTGGACTAACTGCCTGACCAGTAAACGCAGCAGTTGGAGCAGTAGCAGCGGCAGTTCCAGCAGCGGTTGAGCCAGCACCCATTGCGGAACCAGCACCAGCAGCACCCAAGCCACCAGCAGCCATTAGAGTGCCACCACCAAACCCACCAGCAGCACCAAGCAAAGCGCCTTTAAGTGGATCTTTCTTGTTTGTCATAGCTCCGATAGAGCCACCGACAACAGCTAAAGTAATTGGATCAGCCATTATTTACCCCCCGATGGCGTAGCTTGTTGAACAGTTTCAGTACCTTGCGGAACACTGCTGAACAAGTTAGCAAATTGACTAAGTTTCATCTGTGGCAAGTTCTGCTCAAAGTTAAAGCGATTGATAGCATCTTGCAATTCAGCAGACGAATATTGCTCACGAGCTTGACCTGTTGTAAGCAACTTTTGAATATCAGCGTAGTCAGCAGCAGCCATCTGTGGAGCAGCACCAACAGCAGCCATCTGTCTACCACGTTCAGCCTCAGCCGATCCGTAAGCCAGTTGACCACCTTGCTCCAGCATTGCCCGAGCAAACATATCTTGCGCCCGGCCTTCTTGTTCCGCCTGAGCAGCAGAGCCATAACGACCCATTGACGAAGCCTTGGACTGTAGACCTTGCACACCCTCAGTAAACTGCTCACGGGCCTGACGATTAACACCAGCTAAAGCACCCTCTAGGAATGGATTAACGCCCCGTCCTTGAATCGTAGCTAGTTGCTCTGCCTGTGCAGCACGAACCAGCGGAGAACCCGCCATAGCCCGTTCCTGAGCCATATTCAGAGCTGATTGCGTAGCCTCAGAAGGGGAGACGTAGGTCTGACCGGGGAAGAATGTCGGAGTGCCAGACTCGTAAAGACGCTTGCCTTCTTCAAGCCCATAAGTAACATACGGCTTGATCGCTGGATCAATTTCCGTTGTGGTTTTTGTTGGTTGAGTACCGCCGCCACCGCCCATATTACACCTCGCAAATCCATTGTTTAGGACGGAAACCGAGTTGTTTCGCCCTACGCTGCCACCCTCGACGATGGCTAGAGAAAGTTAAGTATTTGACATTTCCTTGACTACAGATGTCTTTTATGTATTTTAATCCAGATTCTACAATTTGATAATTATTTTCTAACGTCCAAGCCGCCCATAAGTGCATCGTGTCACCCATAGGTTGCAGGATAAAGAAGCACTTAAAGTGGTTATTCTCTAGTCCTACCCACAGCATTGCCTTCTGGTTAAAGCAGTCTGTGTACACATCTTCTACTATCCAGTTTTCAGGGCTATATCCCTTGATTTCATCCAAACCGGGGCGCACACTAGGCCACCAGTTACGCAGTTGATCTACAGGGATATATCTAAACTCCATTAGCCCACCACAATGTATCCATAGGTTTTGTCCGCCGTATCGTTAGCCCAATGCGTAAGGGTAGCACTACCCTGCTGTTTAGCGGAAACATATACATTGGTTGTTGCACTAGGAGCAACATAAGACGCAGTTACGATAGCCGATGGAACTGCCGGTCTGGTAGGGCTTGCGCTAGTGTCAAAATGCTCAATAGAAACCCCGGTATCAGTAGTGCGCCACATAATCTCAATATAATCGTTAGCATTTAATTCTAAGAAGAAATTAAGTGCAGCAATCAGGTGAGAAGGATCGCCAGAGCTTTTTCTACTTGGCAGAGAAAACCGACTATTAGAATCCGCAATATTAGTACCGTTTTTACGGAACCATATATCTACGTCCTGAGTGTCGTTTGTCGTATTCTTGAATTGAATAGAAAACTGGATGTTATAAACACCGTAGTTTCTGACATTTATTCTGGAGGAACTAGAAACGTATACGCCACTACTGTAATCTGTTGTGTTTAATGTAATAGCATAGGCTGTTGTCGTATTGGCAGCTACTTGATCTGTAGAGTCTTGGAAAGCCCCATAGGGAGCCGCATCAGCCTCAGCAGCATCAGATACCGGGACAAAGAATATCAGGCTGTCGTAGCCTATACGCTCGTCGTTAAGGGTGGTTGTAGTCGCATTACCAGTGGCTAGGGTAATTAGACCAGTATTATTGGTCTTCCCGTCCATAATACCGCGAACGATCTCAGCAACTTGTCGCGGATCGCCTCCAAATGGCGGTAAAGTGCGGAACTGGGTCATCTGTCACCCTGTTTAACAACGTTAAACTCCAAACCTACGGCTGTCTTCCAGCTAGTCCCAGTCGGAGTCAGTCTCAGCCTGTGATATTCACCGTTAGACCGCAAGCTCACACGGTTTTCTGCGTCTGGAGACACATCCGAGCCAAATTCCACTTGTTCTTGCAGATTATCGCGGCTAGAAACAGCTATTGAACCGCTGCCATTATCTACAATAGGCTTTGCCAGCATTATCGTAGACCGGCCTATATCAATATCACCCGTTGATATGTTGGCAGTCTTAGGCTGACCTGAGAAAGATATGATTTTCTCGCCACTTACCCCGGCAAACAGCAACTGTCCACCAG